CTTGATCTTGAAAAGGCGCCCTTCAGGGCGCCTTTTCAAGATCAAGTCTTGATTACAGTTCCAAACTGTCTCCAGATGCACGGATACGAACTGGCAAGTAGATGAATTCAACAGACTTCACCGGTTGGATCAGAATGTCAGCCCACAGTTCGTTACGATTGCGACGATCTGGGGTGTTGTTGGTTTCATCACACAGAACAACCGCATCTTCCAGACCACGAAGTCCCTTCAGACCAGCCAGGAAGCGCTCAAGCGTGATACGGAAAGAATCACGAGTGTGTTCATCGTTCTGTTCGAACAGGAACGGCTTCGAGATCAGATCCAAGTGATAACGGATGTAGTTGACCAAACGAGCAACGTTTACGCGATCCATAGCACTTGCAACGGGGCTCAGTGTCTTCTGGCCGTACACCACCAAACCACGGTTCGGGATGTAAGCGATCGGGTTGATGTTGTTCAGATACAGCGTATCACGTTGACCTTGGTTCAGGATCACTGGTTGGTATTCGCCTTCGTCAGTCAAGAAACCAACGCTTGCTGCGTTAGTAACCAGACCACGAGAGAAACCAGCAGGAGCAAACCATGGATAAGCCACCTGGTCGTTGTATGCCATCGTACGCAGAGCGATTGTTGATGGTGGGACCATGATTTCAGAACCGTCAACGTTAGTGGTCAGACCCCAAGGGTAGTAGACACCAACGTTTGGGTTATGAGTAGTCAGACCCTTATCGCCGTTGCTTGGCGCATTTGCGGCATTCGTGGCCCAACGTTGGATTTCAGTGCTGTTTGGCTTCAAACGAGCAGGAGTATCACCAACGATGAACGCAACTTCCTTCTGATCAGTGTTCAGAATAACCAATTCGTCAATCAGTTCTGGGTAACCAGGAACTGCTGCCAAGTTGAAGTACACCAGTTCAGAACGCAAGTCTTCGTTACTTGCAATGGTAGAGCTCAAAGCCTTGACGATCATTTGACGTTGTGCCTTGCGACCCATGAACGGAGAACCGTCAACTTGATTGCCGCTGATCGTGACCCAAGTACCAGTCGAGAGCTTGGCTGGGAATTCAACGTTCAGATCACCAACGGTGTAAGGACCTTCAGTGTAATCAGTCTCAGGATCGTAACCACCCAGAGCAAACCAGTTAGGCTTCCATTCCTTGACATTGTATGTGCCGAAACGAGTGTTGAACAACAGAGTACCAGCGGAATAGGTGCGTGGATCTGGTGCATCTGGGTCGACGCTATCACTCCACAGCATGTCATCAGCAACTTGCGAGAAGTTGTTCTTGCCAGTTGTGCCGAACGGGCCCTGACCACTATCCCAACGAGCATCAGCAAAGATGATTCCGTAAGGGGTGGTTTGATCAGTGTTATCAACCAACGTCCAACGCTTGGTAGTTGCGTTGTAACGGTAGATGGCTGGATAGTTTTCCAGATCAGACGTGTCAATCCACAGATCGTTATCAACCAGCGGAGTACCATCGCTCTGTGTTGTTGGCTTCAAGCTTGTCAGCTGAGGACCTTGTGGGTCAGTCAGCGGATACTTGTGACGGTAGCCGAGCCAGTGTTCGCCATCGCAAACCATGATATCGACCTTGAAGTCAGTGCTGTACCACATTGTTCCTTCTGCGGGATCAGTGGTTGGAGCAACGAAATCTTCTTCGTACGACAGGCTTGTCCAAGCAGAACCAGTCCAGATCTTGAACATGGAACCACCCATAGGATCGGATGGGGAACCTTCTTGGTTGTAGTGAACGAACACGGTACCAACTGCTGGGTTGTTGCCCAGAGCAACCTGAGCTGATGCAACATCAGGATAGAACGGAGCTGGAACCGTAGTGAATGCACCCAGTGAAGAATCAAACACCTTCAAAGTGTAGAGAGCGCCGTTGTTCACGGAAGTCGTCTTGATCCAAACGTCACCAGCAATGCTGTTCTGAGGTACGCGATTAGCTGCATCATAGGTCAATGTCACACCCTTCTGCACGTAAGGCAGAGAAGTGATACCAAAGACTGTGCTCAGTGGTGTACCGGTCACGTTGTCCAGGATCAGTTGACTGGTCTTAAAGTTGATCGATACGCGGCCCTGTGAGTCAGCAAAAGCTTGAATCTTGCCAGCCAAAGTAGGAACACCGGAAATAGCAGTGTTGATGTCACCGGCGATAGCGGAACCAGACGAAGCAGTGATGGTGACCGTTGCTGTACCAGCCAGAGTGCCATCGGAAATGCTGAAGCTATCACCAACTGTTGCCGTAGCAGAGTTGGGGCCACGGAGCAGGTTGCGATAGAACTTCCAAGTGTCATGACCGACCGCATACCAAACGCCATCGATCTTCTCAAAGACGCGGTTGTTGGCTTCTGCTGTCACCACAGCAAAGTCACCGTCATCACCAATAGTGTTCAGTGGCTTGCCAGTGTTGGCATCAAAATCAGCTGGGTGGTAAACGACTGTAACGGTTTGCTTCAGGAATGGGTCAAGAGATGACGCGCCTGAGCTTTGGAAAATTCCGAAACGTGTTTCGCTAAGATCAAACCAGTAAGTACCGTTTACTGGTTCGCCACGTGGGGCTGAGTCGCTTGGTTCAAGTTGTGCAAGATCCACGCCCGCACGCATGACGTAAGCACGGTTGCTGATGCCCAGGTATTGGTATGCAGCGTGGAGACCATACTCATTCAATTCGTGACCATGGACGGGAGTGCCTTGGACGGTCTTGAAAACAGGGTTGCCAAATGTTTGAATCAGCTCGCGCTGGCTAGTAACCAGGTAAAGCTTATTGGCTTGACTCGGAACTGTACCGGGAGCGATACCTGTTCCTGTGGGCGATGCTTTGTTAGCACTTGTTGCGAACACGATCAGAGGAACGGTACCAGGACCAGCACTTCCGTAGAACGATTCGTCGATTACGGAAACTGCTACTCCGGGACTAATGAGATTTGCCATGTTGGGTATCCTCCAGATAACGCATTGTCAAGTATTTATCTGGAGTAGCCAAAAGTTCGCACTTCTGGCGAGTAAACTGAGCTTATAACTCAGGCTTCACATAACCCATCAGGCTTCGTATAGCTTGTTTTCCAGAAGCAGAAAGTTCGCGCGTTCCGATCCCAGCCCAAATGCCCGTAGGCTTTGGTGGTTGCTCAATTCGACACCAAGTGTCATCCCCACCCACCCATTTGAACCAAGCGTCTTTGGTTTGATCGTAGACATAGCATTCGGGGTTTTCCAACCCCGGCTTGGTCAGGTACATGTAAACGGCCCAAGCCGTACCGCCTTGAACGACGCCATCAACAATAGGGGCCACCGCATAAACGGATTTTGACCAAGCGACCTGATACCAGTTTCGCTGAATCAAACTCTTCACGAATTTTTGCTTGGGAGGATGCTTCTTGAGAATCTTCGCAGCTCGTTTGATGTGTTCGTCTGCTTCGGCCAATTGAACATCATCGAGCTTTACCAACTCAATATCGGGTGCATGGGATCGGTGGTTGGGAAAGCTCCAATGGATGACTTTATGTCCGGCTAGTCCGGCGCACATTCCCCATTGGAGATCGGCGCCTTCCGCCCCGCCACTCAAGCAGAGATCAGTATCATCATCAAGAGGAATCAGAGCCATCCCCAGTTTTTCACCACGTATTGAGTGTTGAATTGCAATTCCTCAACGCCGTTTGAATTGATGATGATGGAATCTGGCTGGATCCAATTCCAAGCCCATTCACTGATGTGAATGTTAGGATAGTCATCGACCATCTTCTGTTGGCATTCGGGAAAGTCTGGGTCTGAGATGGGTACAGACGATGTCTCCCAAAACACAGGGCGTTCACCTCGATCCACGCGAATCAGCTTGCCACCATAACGACGAATGAGATCAACCTCGATGGGGAATCGGCAGTCGGTGATAACAATCTTGTCATCGCCACCCTTCATGACTCGGTTTTCAAAGTTGTAGAGCCAAATGCCGTCGTTGAACTTGCTGCGAAGAATCTCGGTACCAACGTAGGTCATTGCGATTCGTGGACTGAATCCAGGAATTCCCAACTTCTCAGCCCACCACTTGTCTGGTGTTTCTCTCCAAATTCGTGATTCGGCTGTGGTACCTTCCATCAAGTCTCGTGGCCAGTTGAACATCGCGGCCATGACATCCTTCAATGAATCGGCGAATGCATACTTCTTATAACCGTGTTCTATCAACGCGGTGGCGGCGGTATCTTTGCCGCATCCCTTGAATCCCAAGAATGCTACGATTTTCATTTTGTCCCCGGCAGTTTGTAGCCCTTGGTGCGAACCTCAGCAACTCGCTCCTGAAAGCCCTTTTCGATATCCATGAGATTGACAATCTCCTCGTAGCCACCAATGAGTTTGGTATTCACAACCACGTCATCATTGTCGGTCCAAATCCAGTTATCTGTTTTCTTGTAATACCTGGATGAGTATCCCATACCCTTCAGAGTTTCTTTGAATTTACTGAAGTTGGCCGGATCAATTCGAATGGCGAATTTGGGTTTGAAATTTTCGTCTTTGTTGAGTTTCAAATAGTTTCGAATAAACGATTTTCCGTATCTGGTCACCAATACTGAATCTCGTTCTGATTGGACGATATAGTAAAGGGCATCGTCTAATACTCCGCTTGAAGCCACACTGACCTCGAACTCTTCTACTTCGAGGTCATCCAGTATGTTTTGGAGTGATTTGTGGTGATATCGAACCGCGATTCGCAGTTCGTATCCCACTTGTTCTGGGGATGTGAACTCAGCACCACCATCGGTGAATTTGCTGCCGTATCCTGTCCAGTATTGTTCGGTTGTTTTGTTTTTGACTTTGTAGTACCGACGCTTCATGTAAATTCGCCATGATCGCGCTCGAACGGATTATCGGAGATCCAGATCTTGAACGCGACCATTTCAGACGAATTTTCGAAGACAAACAAATAACGATCTTTGCCGTCTGCTTCCATATACCACCATCCCTGAACATGCCTGTCCAACCATTTGGTGATAATGGTTTCACGAATTGGCTGCAATTCAATTTCCACTCGCATCCATACGAACGCCGTGTTTATTGCACGCCATTGTTCTGCTGTTAGACGGGTCATGTCAAATATCCCCGAGCAGATTACGAATTTCGTTGTACTTGTCGTTCACCCGCTTGGCATCATCGCCGTTCAAGATGCCAAAACTGAAAAAGATCGGGTAACCGTTCACTCCCATGTTGGGGCCGTTGTCGTACTCGCCGTAGAAGTGGGCGATTCCATCAGCCACCCACCGCTTGCGAGTGATCTCATCGACGAACACCAGAGGCATGAAGATAGAAGTGATCAAATGAGCGTCATGCTCGTGGATCCACCAGCTGGGGAAGATCTCGTTGCGATACAACCGCTTGGCCAGCTGATTGACCTCGTCGTCCGTGAGGCTCTTGTAGGTCGGCTTTGCTGGATCGAATTCACCGTGTTCGATCTTGATTTCACTCATGATGAAGGCCCAGTAGTTTCTGAGCCTTCAGTATAGAGCCAAATGGTGTTGATTACAAGCGCAAACGCCAGAACCCAGCGTGGTAGTCACCCTCAATAGCCATGATCCATGAACCTTCATGGAATTTCAATTGTTTTCCGGTCTTGAGGTTCAGGACATATTGAACCGTTGTGGTGTTACGGGCATCAAATACTCGAACCCAAGAACCATTTGTGAACTGAATAATATCACCGGCACCAGCGAACATTTGTTGGCCAGGCGCAAGAGTTGGAATTCCCCAAGCCTGGTTGGCACCCATATCTTCAGTCACCAAATAACGTTGACCCTCAACCGCGGCCGGAACCACCCCATCACCGGGGAAGTTACGAAGTGGGTTCAAGATGCCATTCACTGGACCCAAGGTATTTGACGGCAAGGTGTCGATGTCAACCTGCCACAGCAAAACGTTTGGTAGAGTCGCGTGAGGCTGAATTGTTCCGATGATATCAAGTTCATCTGCCTGTTCAATATCAGCACGTAGACGAAGTTCACTCTGTGCTGGGTACATGGTACCGTACTGTTCGAGCAATCGATCCCAACGATAAGGTTGGCCGGACGAATCAACGGAAGAACCGTTCTTACCCAGAAGTGTGACGATCATACCGTCCACTGGATCAAGTTCTACTCGAATCTGTGCGTCATCTGGTGTGATGATTTGCTGTGCCAAGAGCAATCCGTTTACCTCTGGGTGTTCACCGTCAATGCTGTTTTGATAGTCAGCTTCGCCAGCAAGAATGTTGGTGACAATTTGCTGGATGATTTTCTGTTGCTTGACCTTTGCAGGTGGGGTGATCCAAGCGGGCAGCTTGAAAATAAACGAGGCGACATCAATTTCGTTGTCGGTGCCAATGGGGACGTTTCGCGAGCTCCACTGGCAGCTTTCCATGGTCATGGTCGACAAAGCGGTCCAGTCCAATGGGTTGTCTGAACTTTGAATGTCGAACCCAACGTTGAAAGCTGAATAGATCTGTTCCCACAATTGATGCTTCTGCTGTTCATTGCTAGTCCACAGGTCCACTTGTATCGTGATGTCAAGTGGGTGTGGGATTGGACGCTCAACCGTATAGCTGTTGCCTTTCTTCCCCGTGTACTTGGGCGGGTTGACTGAATTATCAACTTCGCGTTCAGTTACTTGAACGGTACTGATGAATCCAGGGGCTTGTGTTCGATCACGAGCTGGATTCACTTCCTTGATCCACACGGTAATCAACGGAACACTCAGAATGGTGTTCTCACTGTTGTTTCGCATGATGTGACCAACTTGACGGTTCAACGATGCCATGCGGCACGGAACAACACGACGTTCGGCTGGTTGATTGGGGTCACGTTTACCCATTTCGTACTGGAACCCCGAAAAGGCTCGTACTACTTGGAGCAACCAACGACGAATTTGACCGTCGTAGAAGAATTCGTATCTGGCTTCCATCACACCGCCTGTTTGAACAATGCTCGTTCAGCCGCACGGCGCTTGGTGAGGCCCGGGAGTTCAACCAAGATGCCGTTCACGCGTCCCTTGTTCCATTTGGGGAATTCGTCTGCGGCGGCGGCATAGTTGTTGACGTTCAGGAACTTCAGCAAGCTCGAGCTTCGCAACGAAGCCGGGCCCAAGTTGTAGACGAACGAAACCAATGCCGCAAACTGGTTCTCATTGATGTACGCCTTGACGCAACCGTTAACCGCGTCTTCATACTGCTTCAAAGTCGCAGCCAAGAGCTTCTCGGCGTCGTCCAGGCTAATTGGTGTGGTTGACCCAGTAACTGGAGTGCCATCGGCCAGGAATCGGCTACCGTAGCCGATTGTCCAATAACCAGCTGGGCAGATATAAGGATGGCAGAATCCTTTCACGACTGGGCCCGTTCCCTCAAAGTTCTTGATCAGGTTAATGCCTGCTTTGTTAGTTGTCAATGGTGTCTTCATGTTAGAAATCCGCCTTAGGTCGAATAGCTTTACTCAACGGCTGTTTCTCTGGCATTGTCGTGCCATCGTCGTTGGTAGTGATGGTTTGGTTGTTGATGAAACTCATCAGCAAACGGTGAGCCATGCTCCAATCCTGTTTGCGGTAGTCGAGTTCCAAACGAACCCAGCGCGATGCCTTTTTCTGGTATAGAACGTGGGGTTCGTAATCTGTTCGAAGGAAATAATCACCTTCAGCTGGGTTCTGTGGGAAGGATGAACCAGAGCCAGTCAACACTGCTCCGTTGGGAGGATCACCATCCCCGGCAAAGATCCAAGGGAACTGAGTTCCCAATTCATCGCCGGGAACCACATAGAACTGACGAGTCTCGAAGTTACGAGCAGCAACGTGAACCTTTGCCTCGTCAATAACCGAATCGTTGATCTGTTCTTCGCGGCCAATCGAACTGATGATGTCAACCAAGTTATCGGTGGTAGTGAGACCAAAGATATCGTTGACTGGTCGATTGAGAATGTCCTTGAATTCCTGAGAGTCAGTAATTGGAGTGCATTTCACACGCCAGACATGAGGGAACCAAGTCTGAGAGTAACCATCGCTTGCGCGGTTCGCATCAGTGATGACATAGTATTTGTTCACAGCCTTGGCATCGGGATCCAAGAGCGCATCATCTCGTTGGTGGGGAAATTCCAAGACATCGCCACTCATCAGCTTTCGACCAAGATTGGCGATCATGTCATTTAAGTGGAATTCAACGAAGATGTCGTCATTGTTCAGGAACAGGCCAAACTGGCGGAGATCAAACTCAGCATCCTGGACGTTGTAGATGCCACGAAGCTCCATGACGTCAGGGGCGTACTGGCGATCACGGTTTTCCAGGAATAACATGTCCTGAATCGTAGTCTCGCCCTTTTCTGGGGCTGGGTTACCATCCGCATCGTAGGTACCGATGTACTTGTGGACGTAGACAGCCGTACCACCAATGCTGAAATATTCAGCGATTTGGCGGTCCAAGAATTTGTAGTCGTTGGACTTTCGACCCGAGTTCCAGATTGACAGTTTAGGCATTCGTTCACCTGCTTAGATTCAATATTTAGCGCCATGTGAACACCACCAAATGAGCCAAAGTGTTGATCTTTTTCGGGTTTTTCTGCCTGGAGTTCCTCAGAGGATCAATGTGTCCTCGTCTCACTCCCATCACTCATAAGCGAAGCGTTTCGTGAAGATTTCGTGAAGAATCTGGTGATCAGAATCACAGGAATTCTGCCTGGAGTTGTCTAGAGCCAATCCAATGATTTGTTACCCCACTCTCCCCTAATAGCAAAGCGACCCATGAACCTTTGTTGACAAGCTCGTGAGAATAGTTCGTGAAGAATTCGTTGAATAGTTGTGAGAGATCACACCATTGGTAATTTGGTAAGATTCCTCCATCTCTTTACCATAGAACAGATTGGGAGTATTCATGAGAACAAGAACAACAACTGACACTAGCTCACACTACGTCATCAAATTTGGCAAGAACTTCATTACTGATATTCGTTGGAAAATCATCAAAGGAATACCTGGTTACTACCTTCAGAGTTCGAGATTTGATACCAATGCGATTCGTTTTAGTTCTGAGTATTTGGCTTTGCATTGGATCAATTCCAACAACTGCCTGAACTACAATCCCAAGAAGATCACCATCGAGAAGGTAACTGAGGTCATCAAGACTGAGATCACTTCCACGAGAGTTGTGATTCCTGCCAAAGTCAAGGACGATTGGCAGCAAGAGTTCCGGTTGATGGCAGCTATCAGAGATGACAACGACATAAACTTCTGGCAGATCAAGAGGGCTGAGGCTCTTTATTCGTCCTTGTACCAAAACATGCCAGAAAAGATGACCCACATCCTGACTTTTGCTAACACTCTTGATGGCTATGACCGTTGGGAAGAATTGTGGGAGTTTCGCAATTATGTGAAAACTGCTAGATGGCGTAATGGCACTCAGTACATGAAAACTGGAAAGTCCAATCAATATTTCGTCAGAGAAGATATTGCTTTGGTGCTTCGTTTGGGATTCGGTAAAGGAGTCCTTATTGAAAAGGGATCAAACCAGTTTCAAGTGGCAAAAGAGCAAAGGGCCCGGGCGATCTTGTCCAATATCAAGAAACGTGGATTCACCCTTCCCAAGGAT